GGAATCATAATATCAATCTTCTTGTTAGGTAGGTTAGGATTGATTTGATTCCAGTGTGTATATTCATTCTTCATAAACATTTTATGATCGTTGTTCCACACTTGTGCAGCAACTGCTTTATAGATCTCTTCTTTTGTGAGTTCGTATTTCACACCTTGTCTAGAATTTGTAATGGTGATACCATCATAGCCAATAAGATATTCAATTGGCTCAATACCAGCATCTTTACACTGAGCAAGTTCTTTTTCTTTAATTGCTCTTGATGCGTTTGCAATGTCTGGTGTATTGGTACCAATTCCAGCGCAGAACATTTTAAGTCCACCACCAGAGCCAGTAGATTCGATCACAGGTGTTCTGTATCCTGATCTCTGTCCAAATGTTTCAGCTACTGTTGTCGCAAAAGGAAAAACCGTCGAGGATCCGACGATTGAAATTTGATCTCTAGCATATGCACTTGTTGTGAGAAAAATAGTACTAAATAGTACTAGGGCTAACTTGAACATTTAGTCCTCCTAAAAGTAAATCAAAAAAAATAGAAGAGCCTGCAGAGAGGGGCTCTTCTATCAATATTTATAAATCACCGCACTCATTTTATATTAAAGTTTTATTAAGTTTTGTACTCGTCTGGTACTTCTCCCCAGCCAACAGTTCTATCCCATTGACGTTGAGTATATCTATTATGCAAGCGCTCTAATTCTTTGGACGAGTCTGTCTGCTCGATTTGTGACTTGCTTGTACCAGCGGCTGTCGACCATTTCATCGGCTGCTTTGTTCCAATCTCTTGCATCTACACCTGCCTTCATTCCTTTGAATGCACTTAACCTTGGTCTACCCATGTTAAACATCATATTAGCAATTACTAACTGTGCTTCCTCTGGTAGATCGTAAAAATCATCATACAGCACTTCACACTCGTTTAAAACTGTTTCTACGTCTGCTTCAAAGGCGTCAATAACTCGAGACTCGGATACAGGTGTGCCAACGTCCGCTCCATGTTCTGGATCGGACTCAAGTATAAGATGGCCAATCCCAAAAGTAGGTAGACCCAGATGATCCAAGTATACTTCATATTTTACTCCCTCGTCAATTTCGAGTTCTTTTCTTAATTGATTAAGGTCCATTACCATGCTCCTGCTTTTCTGATTAATTCGTCTTCTTCCATATAACAATTATGAGTTGGCTCATCAAACATTTGAGCTGCCCAATTTAATTCTTGTATACATCTATTGTACCATAACTTATCATGGTCATCGTGCGCTTTGCTCAAATCTTCTTTGAGCTGCTCAATTCTTGTTGTAATATAATGCTGTGCTTTGTTGTTTTTGTTTCTCATATCTTAGCCTGGGTTCTTGTAAAAACTTTCTGGTAACATGCTATCTGGAGGAGTTAGATGACAATTGCATTCGGTACATACATCATTTACACATTCATCACAGTCTGGTTGATAACAGTGACATCTATGTCCGCATGTTGCACAAACTCTTTCAGGTCCCTGCATGAATACCTCCATAAAAGTTAAAGGAGCGGTTACCCGCTCCCCTATTTAGGTTTAACTTAATGCATCATTTTCTTCTTGTGTGTATGGCCACATTAGATCCAGATTCCTTTGTATCTGAGTTCTTTCTGTCTCTGCTCAAGATCGTAGTGATCTTTAGCTTGTGATAGATACTTCTCAGCAGGTGACATCATTAGTTTTCTATACCATTCGATTAGAGCACTCATTTTTGCAAATCCTCCAATGTCTTTTGGTTTAGCTCATAATGTAGCTGGGCTACTGTGTGATGTGGGTACTCCCCAGTACTAATCAACTGTTGAGCCACATGGTGGTTCACAGAGTTAGCTCGTGCAAGGATCATACCTGTTGCGATACCTTTGAAGGTTGTTTTGATTGCACCCAAGAATCCATCAAGCAGACTCTGTGAGTAGTTCAGCACTAGTTGTGTCATTTTTGGTTACCCCGTTGTTAATTGAAATTACACGGGGACGCTTTTCTTCTGGAATGATACGCTCCAAGTGAATTGTAAGCAAACCATCCTCAAGATCGGCTCCAGTGACTTCTACGAATTCAGAAAGTCTAAATGACCTCTCGAACTTCCGACCGCTGATACCTTTGTGAACATAAAGATTCTGATCGCGTCGCTTATCACGATCACCCTTAACAGTAAGGATACCATCGTGCATTGTAATTTTAATGTCAGCTTCTTTAAATCCAACGACTGCAAGTTCAATAAGATACTCGTCGTCGCTATGTTTTACTACGTTATGTGGCGGATAATGATCCTTCTGATGAGCTGTTGCCATTCTTTCTAGATCATTAAAGATGTGGTCGAAACCTACGAACGCACCACGAGGGAAAGTAAAAGTATTGCCTGTCATGTTTATCTCCTTTTGCAAGCAAGATTGTAGATGGACCCGCAACCGCGGCATCCGTGACTATTTATATCATCATTAAAATTTAAAAGTCAACAGTTACCAAATAACTCCCGACTCTTTCACTACCGGTCGAGTATTAGTCATGTACTCGACGTTGACACTGACTCTCCAATTCTTTGAAGTTTGAGGAAGAGGCCTATGATCCATCCAATAAGGAAACATGTAAATCATATTCTTTTGAACTGGAACCTTGATTGATTGTTCAAGAAATCTGAGCTCAAGACCTCCTCCTTCTTCTGGTTCTGGAGGATCAATATAAAATACAGCATTAACTGTGCTAGTGTCAATATGACTATGCCACACGCTGTTGAAAAATTTATCGTTTTGACAATAGATCCAAGTCTTGATCTCTCTAAGTTGTTCACCAATAACAAAGTGATCGTGTATCAATTGTCTGAAAGCAATCTCTATCTTATTTCTGTATAACTCATTATCATATTCAGTATTGTATCCACCAATTGATGGTTTCTCAAATTTGTCTTGAACAAATTTACCAATCATATCTTTTTTATGTTCAAGAGAAAATTCGTCGACAGGAAATTCTTTAATAATTAGATAATCTTTCCAACTACGTGCCATAATTAATTTTTTCTACCTATACTATATTTTGTTATCAATTCCCATTCTTGCTTCTCTTTGTACGGTACAATTTTTACCTGACTGAGAGGAGCTGTTGGATTAGTTGTTTTGTTATCATCAGCCAAAGATACTAGCTTCCATTCATTCAAAAGATTTGCAATTGTATTTCTTCTTGCAACATCTTGATCTGAAATATTTGTAGGCTTACCATCTAAGGCAAATAATTCTTTGAAATGTACTATGTAGTACTTGCCCTGCTTATGTAAAATATGGCAGGACTGGAAAAGTTTTTTGTCTGTGCGGGAAGCAACGCCAATGCGTGTGAGAGTTTCTTTTACTTTTAAAAAGTCCTCACTATCATTTAGCTTCACTTCTACAAGTGAATCAATCAAACTCATTTTACCACTCCACCTTTGCGATCTTTTTTTAATTCATTTATTTGTTCATCGCTAAGCAGATCAATGACTTGTAAAGCCTTCCTATTATTATATTCATAAGCTAGCTTCACTGTATCTAAATCATCTACCTTATTAGCTTTCTCCCATTTAGCAAAACGCTTTCTGGGCCTTAGACTATTTAGGTAAAAATGAAATTGCAACCATTTATCAGACTGATGACGTTGATTCATCTCGTTTGCATACACCAGACAATCAGCATGATACGAAAGAGTTCTGTTAATCAGAAAGTGATTGTAGATGTCTTCTACTACTTCTTCTGGATAATCATTTACATCTTTCGTATAACCAATTGCTGATATAATCTCAAAAGGACTTGAACCACCAGACATGATTACTGAAACTCACAGTTAACCATTACCTCTGCGAGCATGGCAACGGTATTGATCTCAGCATCAGCAACAAAGGCTTCTTTATATTGATAATCAGCTAGTGTTACTACAAGTTGTGGGATGCTTTCTGGTTTCATGTTCAATGAAGCATGATCGTATAGCTTTCTATAGATCACTGATGAGTCGTAGTCTGTGTTCTGTGCAACCCATTTTCTCATCTGGCCAAACTTACGATCACGGAGCAAGCCAATAAGATCCTCAAACTTTTCCTCAGATAGATTAACAAAGATCCCTGAATCAATCTCACCAGATCCACTGTATCTTTGTAGCTCGTTGAGTACCTTTCTCCAATCTGGGAAGTATCTTTGAATTACTTCAGCAAGTACCTTTTTATCAAACTTAACATTTTCTTCTTTGAGAATGCCTTGGATGCTAAAGAAGAATTTGTTTGCTACATCAACTTTCTCATCCTTTGGAATGGTAAACTCAATAGTACTACAACGAGACTGTAGAGGTTTGATGATTCTGTTTTTGTAATTACAAGTAAGAATGAATCCACAGTTCTTACTAAACTCTTCCATAAAGTTACGAAGAGCTGGTTGCGTAGAAGATGCATTGAGATAATCTGCCTCGTCCAAGATCACATACTTTCTCTTACCATCAAAACTAACTGATGACGCAAAGTTCATAATCTCATTACGAAGAGTGTCAATGTTACCATGGAGACTACCATTGATAACATAGTACGAGCAACCAAGCTCTTCAACCATTGCTTTTGCAACTGTAGTCTTACCAACACCTGGTCCACCACAGAGCAGAAGATTGGGAATGTTTTCTTGATTAACAAAATCCTGGAATGTAAGTTCCAATTCACGAGGAAGGATACACTCAGAGATTTTCTTAGGGCGATATTTTTCAACCCAGAGGAAGTTTTCAATCATAATATATTACTTTCTTTTACCACGGATACGCCTAGCCTTACGTTTGCCAGAGCCTATTTTACGACGACCTTTACGAGGTCTGTTTTTAGAAGGCCAAGGCATAACTATTCATCCTTTTTATCTTTGACCACTTCATCTACTTTACCAGATTCTGTATCAAAGTTCAACTCACCTTGTACTTTTTCTGCCAAGCCATCTGGTCCAACGGCATAAGGTTTTTGAGGTTGAGTGGCTTCTATAAGTGCTGCAGCAAACTTATCTCGAACAGTTCCTACCGCAGTAAGTTCGTTGCCTCTGAAAGCTCCTCTTTGTGTTGCTGCGTCAATAATCTTGACAACATTATCAATATCAGCTGCTGTAAAGTTCATGTTACTCTCCAAATTTAGATGCTGCTTCTGTTGCAATCCAATACTTTAGATCATCACTAGAGAATTCAACGATACCTTTTGAAGAAACTCTTACATTGTAGTTTCTACTCATAAGTTTCAGATTCTCTGGTTTGAAGATCATTCTAAAGTATAGATCTGTCTTACCTACATTGACTCTATGATTATCACTATCTTGGTTACTTATATCAAGAGCCTGAATTGATACGGTTTCACCATCACCAACAATACCAATCTCTGGTAATCTCAATACATTGCAAGCCTTGATGACATTGGTTAGATCCTCTACTTGAACAAAGAACTCAACCTCTGGATCTTCAAGTACAATCTCTTTATCTGGTGCAGCTACAATACTTTGTTCATCAGCAAACTTGTACTTAGTAGCTTGTTGACCACCTGAAAGAAGAACATGATCATCTTCAAACGAATACTCTGGATCATCAAACAGTGAGATTGTTCCAATAAATCGTGGAAGATCATAGATAGCAACCCTCGAAGGAATAGACTCTTCAATATTAGCTACTGCCATAATGTTCTTCTGTGGTGACACTGTAGATAGTTTAGTACCATCTCTCATTAATATAGATTGATTAATAGTTGAAAAGTTTTTCAAATAGTTAATCGTCTTTTCACTGATCTTCATAATTTACTTTGCCTTTCGAGTTTTGATCTTTGACTTGTCAGCAGTAGCTGATTCTCCAACAGATGCAAGGTGTTGCAGACTACCACCAAACACATAACTACCAACATGCTGCAATTGCATCCAAGGACAGATGTATGTCTTCAATCCAATGTTACGTGCCCACTGACAGAACATATAGTCTTCAGACAGATACCGCTTTGACTCTGGATCAATCAATGCTTGGAAGTACATCATAATCTCACGTGTACCATCGAAGTGTTCTGTACGAACATGATCTGGCTTGTACATAAACTCAGGATATGCTTCTGCATACTTCTCAAATGTAGCACGTCGCGTCATCATAAATCCTGTACCAATCTCAAGAACATCAGCTGGCTCATCCAAACGAATCTCAGCTTGACCGCCTTTTGGTACAATAGGATTGAACACATAGTCACCAACATAGTTTTCTAGTTCATTAGGATCTTCATCAGCTACACCTTTGTTAACTGCTGATACAACCTTCTCCCATGAGATACACTTCTTAGGATACGGACCACCAATCACATCATATGGATCATCTCCAGGCTCTGTTCCTTGTAGGGCCATGAGAGCAAGAATGTCTTGTGGATTGAATCCAATGTCAGAGTCAATAAACATCATATGTGTAAAATCAGATCGCATAAACTCATCTACACAATAGTTACGAGCTCGTGTGATAAGAGATTCGTTGAACAAATAATATGCTCTCATCTCAATACCATACTTGGCGCAGATAGCTGATAGATCAGCCATTGACTTTGCAAACATACCATGACACTGGCCACCGTACATAGGTGTTGCTACAAAGAGTTTCTTTTTTCTAAGCTCCTCAAAGGATACTTTGATTTCCATTATTGTACTCCGTACTTCTGGTCATGGTCTTTACCAACACCGTAATCGCCGTCATATGAACTCAACGACTCTGCTTTAAACATAAGAAACTGACCCACTCGAGTTCCTTTTTTGATCTTTGCTGGTCCTCCGTTGACATGAAGAGCACCAGCCATAACACCTTCATATCCACTATCATAAAGACCAGAAGTAATAAACAATCCATTACGATTTAACGTTGATCTTGTAATCACCCATCCAGCTTCATCTTCACCAATAGAAACAATACCTTCCATAATGATCTCATATGTTCCTTGTACAAGATTATAGTAGCCTTGCTCATCTGGAAGGATCTCTACAGATCCTCTGTGAGATTTCTCTTCTTCACTAATCTTGAATTCTTTTGGTTCTAATCTAAAGACTTTATCTACTTTAAGATCTATAGCATTAGGTTGAACTTGTGTATCATTAAACTTCGACAGAGTCGACGCGGACTTGTCGCTCGCGAGATGTACCATCATCTGCATTCTCCATAAAACTAAAATTATATGCCAGGATAGCGTAATGAATCAACTTCATTAGATCCTTAGGATTCTTACCATCCTTCTTACCAAAACGCATTGCATACTTTGTAAGAGTACCAAGACACATCTCTTCAGCTATGCCCATGTTCTCCCACACATCAATTGTTTGTACATCCTTCTTACCAACGTAGTGTTGATTGTAAGTCGAAGTAATGTATTCGTAGATCTCTTTCAAAATCTTATCTTCATTATATTTGTATTCGATCTTAGCCATCTATATCTTGCTCCGATTCCCAATGGTTAATCAAATTAGAGAATCCCCATTGCATAGGGGAATACTCGTTCACTTCGTCACGAAATGCTTCGATCATTCTTATCTGATCTTCACTCAAATCCAGAATAGAGTCAACACCAAAATACTCCTCAACATATTCATATACAGAATCTGTTACATCTCTTTCAATGTTCTCTTCCCACTTGTACATTCGTGGCCAATCAAAACCTTCATCATCTTGGGTCATCTGGTACCTCCTCTTGATCCTTCATCCAATGCGTCACATCTCCAGTTAGGAATCCATAGTCATTAGAGAACATATGCATTCCTTTCCATTCTATACCTTCAGAATCAACATAGTAGCCATCAAAGGTTCCACGGTGGGATCCAACTACATCAAAATAGTACCACACCTTATCACCAACATTAGGCATTACATCTTCTACTTTATTCCATTCACTCATCATAACCATCCTAACTTAATCGAATTATGTGCGATAATAAAAAAGCAAGCGACCAAATGAGTAATAACCCATATAGTACGTAACGCAGCAGCAATATCACTTTCGTGGTCATCACCTATTTTTGATCCTATAGTCTTAGCCCAAATACGCCAGGCTCTTTTCATCATTACACATCCAATTTACTCAGATATGCTGCCGTCAACACATCAATATAATTCATGTTCTCTTTAGCAAGTTTCAGCAGATGTTCATCATCTGTCTTGAAGTTGAAATCTACTTCTTCTTCAAACTTACCTTCAAGTCTACCTGTAGGTGAGTCATCAAACTTCATGCCGTTCAGTCCAAGCCAAACACCAGCTGATGAATCCCATGTATCAATGAAATTATGAAATGGTTCCATATACATGATCTCATGGGGACCATCAACCATTCCTAAGAAATGAATCTTCTGACCATTATATTTGATTACACTAGTACTTGGATCATTGGCTAGATGATACATGAAACGTAGACGAGAGTTGAATCTTTGCATCTTGTTACCTGACTCAACATTATAAGCCAATGGAACTGCAAGAATAGATACACCAATGTAATCAATCAACTTAGGATGATTAGCTGCAAACTTAAAACAATACTGAAGATCCTTGACTGATCCTTTCCTTCCTTGTGGAACAAAGAAAGTGCCAAACCCACTATCTTTAATGACAGGAGCCATTACCATAGCAGCTTCAATTGTTTCTTCTGGATCACTGTCTGGATAATCTGACATAACAATATAGTCAGCTTTGATCTTCTCACCCATTGTAAGAAGTTTGCCAGAGTCGTACATAGGACGATTCTGCTTATACATCTCAAAAGCAGAGTTGTCCATGATAATAGTACAACCATACTTTTCTTTTTGTTCTAGGTAGAAATCTACGTACGAATCATCCTCCTCAATAAGATGAGCTAGTACGAGATGTGTAGGACGTCCATCTACAAGATGGAGATGAGGAGTGGGTGCAATATGACAAAAGTCAGTACGAGACATAATATTCCTTTCAATTCACTTATAATATAATTATGACCAATATGGTGTTGGATATATGTACATAAAATCAGATTTATCAATTCCTGGTACTTTCACACCATACACCATCTCTAGTGTTTTTGCAATAGTCTCTAGCCGACTTTTTTGTGGGGAATTCCAGCTATACCAAGGCGATTGATCAATTAAATTTGCACATTCCATAATCAATAGATTCCTGTGCATTCTATCTTCCCAACCCTTTTCATTTTTTATGATGGCAGGGGTTCTATTTTTTGTGCTACAAAATTCTTGTACAAGTTCTTCAGCTTCTGGTCCAATAAGTTCTCTAACATTGCTTTTTGATACTTTATGAGTGTTGCCTTTGTAATAATCGGTACCATAAATTGAATGAAACAACGTTGCATCTGTAACAGCTTCCCATTCTTCTAT